CAATTTGTTTTTGTTTTCCAATCTGCTCCTCCTGGGCGCGCTGTGCTTTTTTCTGAGCACTTCTTCCTGTGCTTAATAAGTCACTCATAATAGCCTCTTAAATGCTTGTACAGTTGATAAGGAGTCCATATCCAGAACTCTTTGATACCCAATAGACCTTTGACAACTTCGACGCAATTGAATACGCCTAGTGTACCTCTAAACCTTAGAGTGTCAATTTTCGCCTTAACTGGCAGGATTATAGCATCCCCGCCCGCATAAAGCCTAGGATGTGGATATGTATCAACCGCTTCTATATCAACATGTATATGGCTTCTCATTGGATTGATAATCTGCCACATAAGCCCGCCCTCCGTCTTCTTCATCGCAAATACATGATGAAATCCCTCTTGAAGAAATGGCGCCAGGACATTCTTGTACTTGGGATTAGTGAAGATCACATACCACTCTTCTGTAACTGATCCGCTAACCTCCATCAGTCGCATCAGTCGCATTAGTCGTCGTCGGCTCTTTCCCCTGCAGATAACTTCCTATCCAATCTGAAACCTTGCCAGATGTATCAAAAACAAACTCTTTGCCCGGGTTACCAGTTCTCGAGCTTCTGTCAACAATAACTATATAGCCATTTTCTACTCTATTTATAATGACATCTTCCATTTTCCACACCTTTTTAGTTGTTTTAGTCAAATACATTGAAGTCTATTTTAGCAACTACGGGCTGAGAGAAGTTGTTATTCTCTCGCTTTACCGCTGCTCTACCCTCTCCTCCGGCCATCAGACCGTATTCGCCAGCTTCACAGATATGGGAATACTGGTTCTTATCAGGATCGTCATGGTACCGCTCATCACCAGCAACCTGTTTACGCTTAAAGCAGAACCCGCCAGCCAGGCCTTTACGCCAGTTCTTGCACTTGGGGCTAACCATAAACCCGGGCTTTCCGTCCATACACAGCCGTTTCATTGGGTTGATGATAGATGACCTGCGAATTAATGGGTCATTAGTGTGCGTGGGCTGCACATTGAGGCCATGCTTCCATAGGACTTTGAAAGGTGTCATCTCTGTGGCCTGGCCTTTCTGATCGCCAGACGGATCACCGCCACCAGTTTTGAATGTAAACTCAGGGTAAGTGCGATCGATATAGTTCTTGAGCTCCGGAGCGAATATTGCAGCACTCATGTCCTCTGTCACAAATTCATCGAAGCCTATATAACGGCCGATAGCTGGGAGATATTGCAAGAAAGCACAAGCAGGGGTCCGACCAAAATCAACCCCAAGGATGATAGGAATGGCGGGGTCAGGCTTATAGTCCTCACTCATGCAATGAACCGAGTCCACATATTCGGGATAGACAGGCTTGCCATCGGCTACAAATCCGTATTCATTGGCCAGGTTAACCTTGATCCAGTCTTTGCTTTTACCCTGCATACCTTTGACGTAATAGCCATCAGGCAAGTTGTGAATGTTCTCTGCATTCTCATTGGGTACAAACGTATCACCTACAGGGAAAACACCTCCAGGCTGACGATGGAAGTTCCAGCCCTCTGGATGAATGTTCTCAGCCAGGTCGTAATACCAATGGTCCTCGTCAGGCGCGTTCGTGTCTCCGATCATCCCATGCCATGTTGGCTTGACTCCACCAGCTGCCATTGATGGGTACCGCCCGTGACGCAAGTCAGCCATGTCAACGACAGACTTGTTAAGCTCTTTGACTTCATTGAGCCAGAAACCTGTGGTCTGCGCACCGCGGAGTTTTTTTACTGCATCGGGCCGATCAAGGGCCAGGAATATCAGCTCAGCCTTAACATTGGTCCCGTCCTCAAGGTTAAAGTCCAATCGATGTGTAGGAGGCTCCAAGCCGCCACCGGTGTATTTACCCAAGTCGCGATAGAGCTCTAGCCAATCTTTAATAGTGGTAGTTGTAAGGTCTGGGAATGTGTTGCGGACCGCATAGAAACGAGATGGCCTAATGCCTTGGTCGTTGGCCTGCTGATTACACATGGCCATAAATATCTTTTGGCAGCTCTGAACCGTCTTGCCTGATCCCAGGGGCCCCATGATTAAAGGGACTCTGTCCCAATCCAGCATGTAAGCTTTGAGTACGGGCCCTTGGGGTTTAGTCAGATACTGAATCGTCGCCATTAGGAGCCCCCGAAGTGCCCGATAGATCAATGATCTTGACTGTGTGCTTCTGGTCTATAGTGCCTGATATCTCGATAGCCTTAAGTTTAGGCTCTACGTATTGCGCAAGCTTCTCCAGGGCTTCATTGGCTACCTTGGCCGAACTAGTAGCGTCAATGAGCTTTATATCTCCCGGACTGGCCTCTCCCACGGTGATAGCGCCTTCTTTGTGTGCCTGGGCTATCGCATGAAGAGTTACGCAGTTATCAGCCATCATCATGATGACATCAAAGTCTTTCCCATAGGTCTGTTTTAGCTGAGCTTTAAGGCCTCGCTTGTTCTTATTTGGGATTCCCGGCTCTCTAGACATTACTTAATCCACTAACCTATTGATTTTGTTATGTTGTAACATTTACTTCCTCAGCAGGCTGCGGGGCTTAGTTGGCCTTTTGGTTCCCTTGCCGCCACTCTTGGTCTTGGCTGGGTCTTTCTTCTTTTCTTTTGGCGTGTGAGCTGGCATGTCATCCTCCAAATATTAAAGGGCCTATCAATATAAACCCTATTGTGAAACCTATGGCGTAGAGTAGTAATCTACGCATTCTTGGCCTTTAGCAGTTTATCATCCCACTTATTAAGCTGAATGATAATTAAGCCTAAACCTACTATCAAGAATCGATTGATGCCTAATAGCAGGTGGACTCCGTACTTAGCCATACTTACTAAGGTCTTTTTTACTGGGAATCCATCGCTTGAGCCCAAAGGCCATCAGTATATTGCCATTGCCAGTAAGTGTAGCGACTCGTTCTATGCATCGCTCCAGCGTCTCGACACGAGCCTCTAGCAAGGCTAATTTTTCTGGCTTTGGCTTGGGGCCCGGCTTCTTCTTCTCAATGGATGATGATTCGCTTGACTGTTCCACATCTATTTCCTTGTAATTGTTTTTCGGATAATTCTAGTTTTTCTTTGATAAACAATGGATCTGTAAGTTCTATCGCCTCCTCTACGATATATTTACGAATGTCCATAAATGATTGCTTGGTCATTCCTGCCTTAGCGAATATTTGAGCCAATTCTACTAATGATTCCGCCCCTACTCTAGGGTTGTCATCAGCCAGGCTTAGAATGGACTCATCAATTAGATCTTGTATCTTCTCTTCAGTGATCATTAGGGCCTTCCATCTAAGTAATCTTTCTTGCGGCCCAATCGACATTAACTGAAGTATCAGTAACTGTCTCTATCTCTAGCAATAAAGAAGTTTCAACAATAAATGGGGCTAGAGCAATGCCGCCGGCAGGAGCACCATATAATGCCTTGTTGGCATTGGATGGAGTGGCTGGATCATTAATAATAACAATGCCGTCTATTGTAAGCTTGATAGTTGCAGCCTCGCCTGTAGGTAGACCCCTTAGAGCTAATATGTATACAGCATGCTTACCCGTTAAACTAAGCGCTGTTGTTAATGCCCCCGAAGGATCAATAACGGCTGTCTCGGTAGTATTGGCTCCGTCTAACCTAGAAGGTAATGTTAAATCAGGCGCCAATGTAATTCCAGCTCCCGCTGCGGCTTCAGTTCCTGCTTGACCTCGAAATACTGATCTGGTCATCTTATTGATCCCTGTATGGAGTGATGGTATAAACAGCACTGCCACCAGCTGCAACTAGACGAAGTTCGGCAACACTAACCATGTCAATAATCACTGTACCGTTTAATACAGTACCTTGCTCATTGAAGCCTGTTTGCCCTGAAACCCTTGTCGAAAGAGTCAAAGTGCCCGCTCCTACAGAATCAACCTGAACATGCCTATCGAGATTAGGCTTTGGCATTGTCTCATCATTGGTAACCGTATCGGCTATCGTGTTTGTAATTGGGATGCTCATAATATGACCTATATTGTTCTTGGTTTAGGGTGTTCTAGTGAATACATTAAATCATTTAATTCCCTTGCTATCCACTTTGTGGCGCTTGTCATGACTTCTCATAGCACCCAAACCCAACATACCCATAAGTACAGGATACAGCTGAGAGTCATCTATAGGGGGCGGAGCAGGCATATCCGAGCCAGAAACCACTAATCCCCATACTAATAACGG